AATTGACTAACAGTACCGCTTGGTTTAACACAAGTAATAGCTACTGATTGTTTGATTCCTAAGTTAGCTGACCAACCTTCGTTCATTGTAACTGCTGAGTTCTTTAAAGCTTGTAATCTCATAGGTAAGTTTTTATCTATAGACATTTTCTTGTTGTCCATAATGCCTGTAAGAGATACACCAAGCAGTGCTTCTTCTTCTGTATTGTTCTTCCAAGCCTTTGTCAAGTATCTAAAGTTAGTTAAGGTTGCTTGGAATGTGCCAAGAATAGTAGCTAACTCTACTTTATTTTGAAGAGTTCCCCAATTATCATCAGGTCTTACAACAACTTCAGTTAGATTACAGAATTGTTTATTACGCAGAATGATTTCACTACAAGGATTACAACCAAAGTCTTTGTATTCTTCTCGTCTTCCATTCCTTGCCGCTTGCTTCTCTGCCGCTTGTCTATTAAATATACCACGTTCTCCGTTTTTAGACTCATGTAAAGATGCCCACTCTTTAATAAACGGCCCCATTTCTACTGAGTCTGTATAAGCTACTGAGTTATTTGATAATGCTCTATGTTGACTATGTTCCCACCAGGAACCTGACTTAGCATTGCGCATTCTTTCGTCTGAAAGGTTGCTGAGTGAGATTAAAGCGCTACGTCTAACACCACCTACCACAACAACCTCTGCGATCTTACACATCAAATCATGGCAATCAATCGATACTAATTTCTTTTGTCCTTTTGCTACGGCATCAAAGAAAATATTAGATGTGAACGTAAACAAATCATCTAAAGGAGCAGGGCCACTAGCTCTACCACCAAATGTTTTAAGTCTTGCGCCTTGTGGTCGAACATTGCTAACATCTAATTGTGGTATTTGTCCTGCATAAAGTAAAGACATTAATTCTTTGTAGGCTTTTGCCCATCCAATCTTTGAGTCAGCGACTTTGATGATAGTATCTGTATAGTTTATTTCTTCAGGAAGGTCAGGAAGTTTATTAATGTATTGTCGTTCAACACTGAAACCAACTCCTGTACCACACATAAGTATATAAAGTGTTTCATCAAAGGCTCTTGGTGTATCAACAGCAACATAACTACAGTTAAAACCTGCTACATTGTCTCGTTCTAAGGCTTTACCTGCTGACATTAAGGCTCTCATGCTTGGCATTATGTCCAAGTTAAGCACAGCTTGTTCTAACTGTGGTCTCATGTCTGATATATCTGTATCGTTATTCTTCTTTAAGTGTTCTTGCATGAAGTCAAAGTATCTCGTGACTGTCTCTTGCCAAGTCTCTCGTCTTCCTAAGTCTTCGTTCCAACGAGCATACCTACTCAGATGTATGAACTCTTGATATTGTGTGGGTAATTTAGTCTCGTTCTTCATCTTTTAAAACTCCCATCAATTTTTTCTCGTACCATTCGGCTTTCTCCAAATCCTGTATTCCGTTCTTGTATTTAAATCTCCAGCGATATTTCAAAGAGTTGCCGCGTAGGTAGCCTACAAATTCTTCGTGTGTAAGCATAGCTTCGATAGCATCTATACATTCTATACCGCCTTTGTTATAATGTGGTGGACTATTAACATAGTCTTCGTTTAGTTTATCATTAAATTGTTTAAGACTCATATTTTTTCTCTTCATCTAAGATACTCCTTTATATATTAAAACAAAACCAGAAAAAATAAACAAAAAACTTAAAATTGTTTCAATAATAGAACCTTTTATTGTTGTTGCAAAAAGATTATTTAAGTATCCTAAATAACCTAAAATATATAAATCGTCTTTTAGTGCTAACGATGCTAAGTCTATAAAAAACAAACCATTAAATATAATAGTAAATCCTAGTGTAAAATATAATAACTTTTTATAATTCATTCTTCTCTCCATTCTTTAGGTAAACTCTCTGTGCTGTACCACCTAAATCCGTTCTTTGAGGCCCATTCAGCGTGACTTCGTTTAGTTCCATCTCTTCTTCTCTTTGCATTAGGCATAGGTGCAGAAGGATTAGAGAATAAAAAGACTAACTCACAATCATCTGGTAGTATCTCTTTAATCCATTTGTATTTATTGTATTCAGCATAATCCCAGAACCTACCTTTAGCTTCTAGGTATATTATCTTATCCTTTATAACTCTAATAAAATCAGGATGATACTTGTGTGGAATACTATACTCTATGATTCCTTTGTGGTGTTCCCAATTTTTTAGTTCTTCCTGGTGTAGGTCGTACTCCCATTTTGAGTCATATCCTTTGGGTAGTCCTTTTTCAATTGGTCTTTTCTTTCTTGGTTTTCTTTTCATAATTAATGTATCATGTCTTCATCTTTAGGAGGTTGCATTCCGTTTTCTCTTATTACTATTTCTGCTTTTATAAGCTCTTCTAAACGAGAAAGCAAAGTAGTTTCTATTTCTTCTAGTTCTGCACCAGAGTAAAGAACACCTCCAATAACAATTATTAGTTCTTCTAAAGGTACTTTATTAATATCTATATCTATAGATTCAGGATTAGCCATAAGTTATCTCTTGAACCCTAGGTTCTTTTGCAACCTTTGTGAAATATACTAACTTGTTTGAGTATTTGAAAACTCTTAGGCCGTTGCCTTCGTTAGCGTCTTGATGACAAGTGTTCTTATGTCGGCAATAAACACATCCAGTAGGAAGTTTCATGTTACCGCTTTTACCGTCTGCTATACTAGTATAACACCGATCTGGAGGACTGTCAAGTTTCAATGCTTTTTTAATACCTCTGATCTTACTTTTTATATTTGGCTTATCTAAATCTTCAGGACAATACATAGCAAGCTCTCCGTTTTCTTTATTGATTGCCAGGAAACCTCCCTTTGTTGTTCCTTCACTTTCTTCATAACCTGCGAGTTGAGCTAGATAACCAAAAGGATCGTCTTCTCGTAGCGTTCCGTTTTTAAACTTTCTAAAAGCAAAACTAGAAGCTGTTTTTATATCAACAACTTCTCCGTCAATAATACAATCCATGTGTCCAGTAACACCAGAAACTTTAACTTCTTTTTGTTCGTCTATGATAGTATGTCCTGCTAATTTAATTAAAAGAAACAGGAAAGGTTCGGCCATATGACCAAAGAAAAACTTTATGAAGTTAGGAGAAGAAATAGGAGGAACCTCATCGTCTGATCTTATATCGTACCAAAGCTGTCTTAACGGCCTTCCTACATTACTCATGCGCAATGTGTGTTGATCAGACCTATCTCTAGGTGTAGACCAAGACCTTAATGCATCCATCATAGCAGTACCAAACTCTTGAATATCTTCTTCAGGTATGTTTAAAGACTCTCCATCATTTAAAACTGCGACAGTATCGTATATATCTTGTACTAATGTATCTAGTTTCTTTTTCATAATGTTATTGATAATCCTTCGATAATTTCTTGAGCAGTGTTTCTATCTGTCTTAAACCATTCTCCGTTGTGTTCTTTCACAACCTTTTTAAGTTTATGTATAGTTTTTGTTTCTGCTGTTCTTCTGTCGTTAAATTTTCTTGCATATAAAAGCTTATAATCCCTGTGTGGACTGCTTGTTTGATAACCATTACATCTGTCTTCTGCATCAATTGCCATTCCAACCTTGAGCCAACCATCAAAAGAAGGATTAGCTATTATATAGACATAACCTTCAGGTGTTTTTTCATATCCTTTTAAAGCTGAGAAAGCCGCGCCTTCAAAAGTTTTGAACCTTCCTGGTTTGTGTAAAGGATGAGACGTAGATACATACTTACCGTTAACATACATTCTTTGTGGGTTAGCTGTGGGGTTAGTTTTAGCAGACCAAGTATTACTACTATTTCTACAATCTCTACAATAAGACTGTCCTATATTTATTCCATTTTTTATATACTTTTGATATTCTGATAAAGGTTTATCTGTATTACATTTCTTACAATGTTTAATGTGTTTCATATCATCGTGTTTTATATCCTCCTTAAAAAACCTTGTTAAAAAGTCTTCTATACCATTTGATTTATAATAAGTTTCGTTATAAGTTCCGTCAGAATATATACTTCTCCATTGTCCTGTTCCTATATAATAATCATAAGAATATCTTCTTAGATGACCTGTACCATCAACTCTAGGTATAATTTTAGTAGTTAATTTTACTATGTTGTCATGTCTTTTATAATCTATTTTTAACTTATTTAAAAGTTTTTCAACGCTTTCAACGGTTTCTTTAGTGTGTTTCATTTTTGATTAGCTCCTTTTATTTTATGTTTATATAATTCTCGCTTGAATAAACTTTGTATTGATTGTTTTTTGTAGAGGCTCGATTAGAAATATTTTTCATGTTTTCAGAAACAGATACCCATTTTAAATTAGATACCGCATAATCGAGTTTATCTTCATTAATATGATCGGTATTGTATGTTATATTTGGAAACTCATTTAATACAAAAGCCATCGAAGCCAATCTATGTGCATAAATCCTTTTGCTGGTTAAATCATTATCTAATGTGTAACAAGGATAAACAGCCCTACTAAAATTAAGATTTACTATCTTTCCTGTATAGTTATTTTTTATAAATGGAAAGTCTTTTCTGTTAACGTATTGAGGTAATTGATGTTCACCACCTGTCTTAAATAAAGTATATTTATCTTGAGGTATAGAGTTAATAAACTCTGAAGTTCTATTTAAGTCAATAATTCTCTGTCCTCCCTCACCAAAAAAAATAGCACATTCTGAAATGTCTTTTTGTTCTTCTTCACTTATAATAATAGGTACTTCAAATAAATCAAGTTGGTCAGTGTGTTTCACTCCAATTATCTCCTGCTTTATATTCGGCATCCAAAGGACACTCCATGTTAAAATATTCTCCTGCATCTTTAATAGCTTGGACTGCAAGAGATCCAAAATTCTCTACATCTTTTTCAACGACTTCTACTTGCCACTCATCGTGAACATTAGCGACAAATTTAAAATCTAACTTTTCTTTTGTTGCCTTATCATTCAACAACATAAGAGCCTTTTTCATTACAACAGCACCTGCACCTTGTAGCAAACTATTTAAAGATGCATGAGGATGTCGTATGTAAATCTTCCTTCCGTCTAATCCTTTGAGATAACCCTTTGTCGATGCTTTTGATACTCTCTCTCGAAGTCTTCTAAATGCAGGGTTATTAGCAAAGAAATGTTCTTTAAGTCTTGCTCCATCTTTTGCGTTTCCTCCAACCACTTGTCCAATTTTTTTATTTCCTGCTCCGTACAAGAGTGCATAGATGAAAGTTTTGCTCTGATCTCTTGATTTAAGTCCTGCAGTTTGTTGATTACGTTGGTGGATGTCTCCGTTGATAATTTCATTTGTAAATTCCTCGTCTTTCATATAATGTGCAAGCATTCTTAATTCTAATCCTGAAGCATCAACGCCTACTAATTTATAACCTTCAGGAACAATCCAACAAGACCTACATTCTTTTCCGTAAGGACTTTTTAAACTAGGTATTTGTTGTGTGTTTGGACTCCTAGCTGACATCCTGCCAGTTATTGCTCCAGTGCATATGACAAAGCCATGTATTCGATCATCGTCTTCAACGGCCTCTATCCAGGAATCAATAAGAGCTATTCTTTTTTGAAGTAATAAATAATCAGCGATCAGTTTTACTTCAGGTATATTTTTTATCTTGCTTAATCTTCTTTCGTCAACAATAGGTTGACCAGTAGGTGTAAAATCCTGTGGTTTCCATCCAAAGTCTTGTAAGTATTCTCCTATTTGTTTCCTTGAGCCTAAGTTAAAATCTTGTAATTTCTTTCTCATAAACGGTTCTGGTTTAGATGTAACCCACTCTCCGTTCTCGTCTTGTTCAGGTTCTCTTAAAACTATTTCAGTAAGGACTTTATCGTATTCTTCATCTGTTAATCCTCTTTTGGATAATGTTCCATCTTTCTTTATGTACGGATTAACTTCACGCACATTGACAAGTTTGGGTTTGAAAACTTTATGAACCTCATCTTCTGCATTTTGCATTTTCTCTCGTAGGTCAGCAGATAACATCGTTGCTTGATAAGTGTTGAATAAAAAACCATTTTCTTCTTGTTGTTTTAAAATTTTTGAAACTTCTTGTTCAATCTTTACACTTTCTTTTGAAAAGCCTTTGGATTCTTCTTTTAATTTTTCATGTACTAAAGTATTTAATTGAACATCACGAACACAATACTCTAACATTTCTTTGGAGTATTCTTCGTATTCTGTAAAGTCTATTTTGTGGTATTTTAAGCGGTATCCCCACATCCCTAGACTATGACCTCCTTCTCTACTAGGATTGAATAACCTAGATAAAACCAGAGTGTCAATAAGTGTTTTGTGAGATAGATCAACACCTAATAATTTATGTATTACTGGAATATCAAAACCTATTATGTTGTGGCCTACTAATGTGTCTGCTTTTTGAAGTAACTCAAGACCTGACTCCAGTTGAGGAGGAGCAAATTTATAAATCTGACCAGAGCCAGAATCTTGAGCGACAATACACCACACTTTGGTGGCTTTTAAATCATCTGTTTCTATATCAAAGACTAATTCCATTGTAAGTCTCCGCTTTCTTTTTCAAAAGCTTCTCTTTGTAGTTCGTGTAATCTTCCAGTATTCCTGTCATAAGTAAGGCTAGTAGCGTAACCAACATCTCCTGTGTATCTAGATTTTAAAACTCGTAATACTGTAGTGTTAGCTTCTTCTGGATCGTCTGCTTGTTGGTTTCTTTCTAAAGCTATTACGGTATCACTAAGCTGTGCTATGGATTGACTACCTCTTAAATGACTTAGGTTGACTTGTATGCCGTTTTCATGTCCTTTGTTTCCATCTACTCTTCTTAGATGCGATACCAGGATAAGACCTGCACCAGTTTCTTCGACAATACTCCTGAGTCTAGTCATGATAGCGTCAATCGTTCTTCTTTCATCGCCTTCTGTTGTCGAACACACTAACATATGAAGATGATCTACAATAACCCACTTACAATTACAACCTATAATCATAAATCTAAGCTTTGAAAAGATTTCTTCGATGTCGTTTGTTCCAAAATGAGAATGAATCCATAATCTGCTGTTCCCTTTATCATCTTTTAGGATGTCAAAATAAGAATCTATTTCTTCTTTAGGTATATTTTCTCTTATGTGGTCTATATATAGTCTTGTGTCGGCCTCAATGGATAGAACACCATCGACAGTTCTTCGCCAGTCTTCCTCTAAGGCAATGATTCCTACATTATCTTCAGTCTGTTTAATTAAATGATGCGTTAATTCTCTAGTGACACTGCTTTTTCCTAAACCACTGCCAGAGGTTAATGTTAAAAGGGTTTTTTGTTGAAGACCATATATTTTTTTGTTTAATCCTTGCCAAGCAAAAGGAACAGTATCTATCTTTTCTCTTTTGTGAAAGTCTTCTCTCTTTTCAAAAACATTTATAACACCAGCAGGTGTGTATTTCTTAGCGTTCCAAAAACAATTAACGAATTTTTTATGTTCGTTCTTAATTAACATATCGTTAGCATCTTTGAAACCTTTTGGCAAAGACATGATTTTTGCTTTTCCTGGTTTCAAAAGTCTTGCTACTTTTTGAGATGCCTCTCTACCTGCCTTGTCGTTGTCAAAACAAATAACAACATTGTCGAAACCTTCTACAAATTCTAAGTTATTTCTTATGTCTTTTTCTGCGTTACCTGCACCATTTTTGATAGAAACAACTGGAAATCCACCGTATAATTGATATACGGCCATAGCGTCACATTCGCCTTCAGTAATAGTAAGATACTTTCCGTCTTTAAATAATTGTTGACCAAAAAGTACGGTTTCTGTTGTGTTTCCTTCCCAAGAAAATTTCTTGTTTTTAGTGTCTCTTGTTTTAGTAGCTACCTTATTTCCTTCGTCATTATAATAAGCATAGTGATGTTTACTTACAGTTCCATCTAATGCGTGTGTTGTCATCACATTAAACTTTCTTGCAGTTTCTTCTGTTATTTTTCTGTCGGATAAAGCACTAAAATCAGAAGTGATGATAGTGGTTTTAGCAGGAATAGGGTTTGTAAAAGGTGTTGCCGTTTCTTTGTAGTTAGGTATTCTTGTTTGACAACTGAAACACCATCCAGAACCATCTGAATTAATACCAAAACATTTTTTATGTCCACAACTAGGACAATCTAAATGTGTGTTTACAAATTTACTGTCTGAATCTTTACTCATTATTTGCTCCAATTAATGAAATTATAGAATTGTGACCTCCCTCCCAACCGAAGTTTCCTTTTGGCACTTCTTGCCCTTCAAGGTTATTAGAATTGATATTGCTAGGAAACGAAGAGTATTCGTTATATCGACTAGCTACTATCGGATAATCCTAAGTAACCCAGGATAAAACTAGTCTTCTTCATCTTCAGGAGGGAAAGAACCAGTTTCTTCTATATCAGGTTCAGATTCTTCTGTATCTTCGCCTTCACTGTTGACAACATCTACAATTCGACCAGAAAAGAAATTGATTCCTGCTTGTAATTCTTCTAAGTCTAGCACAAGATTCGCTTTCTTTTGGTTGAGTCTTTGAAGTCTGCCAAAGATTCCTTTAGCTTCATCAGGTAGATCATCAACTGAGATTTGAACATCGTCAATAGTGATGTAAGGTTGTTGTTGTTGCATTTCTGCTTGTGTGTTTTCTTCGGCCACTTTTTTATACCTCTTTATTTAAGTTAAAACTGTATTTCATTTTCGTCTGGGTTGTATTCGTTCAGCTTAGTTATCATAACTCCTTGCAACTCAAAGAATTTTCCAAACTTATTGTCGTAAGGTTTAACTTGAACGACACCTTCAGAACCATTACCTACAATAACATCCATTGGTTGCTTATCAGCATCCAGGAGTTTAGGTGGTTCATTGGTTTTTTCCATAGTTTGTCCAGTATCTCTGTCAGTCCATGTTCTTGAAACTGTTCGTTTTGCTGTCATTCTATGTTCGCCATCTTCGTTAGTGTTGATTTTATAACCTTCTGACGAGAATTTTTGAGCGTCTTCATCACTTAACACCATTGTTACGGTGTATTTATGGGGTTCGAATCTAGTTTGTGGTGTCGTGATGTTACACCACTCCAGATATAAGGGAGTTATTAACATAGTTATTCCTCTTTTTTTATTTAGTTATTATTATTATTATTGAAAATATAAATAGGCATTGTTTATAGCTCGTTTGTTACCTCAGAGGGTAGAGTGCAGGTATAATTTTAATAGGATTACCTCTTTGTTCCTAACCTATTTAAAGACCACATCTTGCCGTCTTGCTATATTGAGCTTTTTGGAGTCTTGTGTGGCCTTTGTTAAATTCATATTACGGATTATATCATTTTTTATAGACTATTACAACTACTTTCTAAATTAAATTTGATCTGGATAGTTTTGTTTAATATAAAAAGCTCTTTCATTTAAGTATTGTGTTTCTTCTGTGTCTAATATACAACGGCCTATATACTCTACGACTGGCGGAACGACAGCATTACCTAACTGTCTAAGTCTGTATGCCCTTCTGGGAATCCCATCATCCATTCCACTAGGTTGACTGATAGGTAACCATTCCTTTTTTCTTTTTTCGCTACGCATGGCGCTAATCTGTATTTGTGAGCATACTTGGCTAGATTCCTCCAATCTTTTGCCGTATCTTTGTAATCTCTCGATGTTGGGGTAGGCAACGATAAAAACTCTTTCCCTTCTGTGAATTGCACCAACGGAACAAGCGGATATAATATGCCATTCCGCATCATACCCGATCTCCCAGAGATTTTGTAAGACCAATGCAAGTCCTTTATTTCTAAGGGATGCGACATTTTCGATAATTGCCCAGGAAGGTTGGATTTCTTCAATGAGTCTTGAGAATTCTTTCCAGAGGCCACTTCTTTTTCCTGTGATACCTCCTGTTTTGTCTCTGTCGATGTTCGCGTCTGAGATGTCTTGGCATGGGAATCCTCCCACAATAACATCTGGTTTTTTAATTTTTCTTTCTTTGATTTTTTCATAAGTTAAATTATTTATGTCGTTAAAAATAGGAACACTAGGCCAATGTTTTTGTAAAACCTTTTGACAATCAACATCGTTCTCACAAAAGGCAACAGTCTTGAATCCGTTTGTTCGTTCTAATCCAAGACTGAAACCTCCTATTCCAGAGAATAGGTCTAAGACATTTAAAAACATCTATCTTAGTTTCCAGGAATAATCTTTTTCTATATCGTCAAGCCTTTGTTGAAAATCAGAATACGCATTAAATTCTTCTTGTTCTTTTTCTTCAGTGTATCTGGCTATTCTTTCTTTTCTTCTGACTGACGGCCTTATCTCTGTATAAAGCCTCCATTCTTCAGCGTATTCAAAAGGCAGGTCTTGATCATATCCTCTAGGACTTAAACCATCTTTCAAAGCGTGTTGTTTTCTTTTACCGTTGGCTCTCAAGCGTCTTTGCAATGACGGATTCCTAAACTTGTCCTCTAGTTTTAAGAATAAATCTGCCTCTTTTTTTTCTTTATTTGTTTTGTAAGGTATTCTATATTTATAAGCTAATGCCATTGTTTGTTCCTCTCTTATTGATGATAGTTAAATTTTAACGTCTTTTTGTAATTGTTCTAAGGTTAAGTTTGGATTTCTTTTTACTTTTTTGTAAATCCACTTCAAAGAATAGGCACTCAATAGAAACCTATTGTTCATAAACACATGAGTTTGTTCTGTTAAATATTCGTTTAAATTCTTAGTATTTATTTTATTGGCCTCAGTTTCGTCTGGAATAATAGACTGTAACCACTCTACCAGGATTTCTCTACCTTTTCTTCTTAGTCGTTTAGCTTTTCTACCGTTCATATTAATCCCAATCCTCTTCAATAAAGTCTGGCCTAACAGATGTAATCTCGTGTTCGTAATCTTTAAAAGCCATTGGATCATCATTTAATTTATATCCACCATTCTCAAAGTATTCTTCTTCAGCTAATTCTTCACTTTCTGCCTCTACTTCGTATTCATCTAGCCAATAACCAAAAGTTTTAACGACAACAATATAAGGTTTCTTATACTTATCGAGATAATAATAACTAACAACTCTGTCTAATCTGAAACATCTATGTTCATCGTCTGCTGATCTATCGACACCTCTGAATGTGAAACCTTTAAAAGTATCGTCAATCTTTTCTACATCTACTCGCCTTAGTTTTGTTTCTTTTTCTGAATTAGTATAAGTAAAGATGATAGTACCTTTGCCGTCTAAACTTTCTTGTAAGCCTTTTTTAAATTGTTCTGTTTCGTATGCTTTCATTTTTTTTGCTATTCCTCTGTTAATTTATAAGTTATAAGTTTGTTGTTATTGTTGTTGTTATTGTCGTAAACAGTTAAATATTTAGAGCCGTTCATGCCGCTAATCCAAAACTTTAAATTAAAACTGGCTACAAAAGGCCTATCTTTTATTTTTCTAATGATGCGTTGCCTATAGTCTTTTGGATAGTGCCAGGATAAAGGTTGTTTATTCATCTCTTTTAAAATGATATGTTCTAGGATTTTCCAATCCGTTAATTAATTTAATATTCTTCATGCCACGCATTTTGAATATGCCCTTAGTCAAGAGTGTGTATTGTTTGTTGCCGTTCACTCTTATAACTAAAGACATATCTTTAAATTGTGTGAGATATTTCCTAGCCTCTGTGACATTTTTAAGATTCAACTTAATGCCGTAATGTATAGATTCAGTCATTCTACAATACCTTCCCTTTTTATTTCAGATTCTTCAATAAATAAATAGTCTATTGCGTTATCAATGTTTTCCCAACCCATGCCATATTCAGCATCGTGATTGTTAAGACAATAATCTAATACTTCCATACATTCTTCATCTGTTAAGTCAACATCTACAGTTTCATAGTTTTCTATAGCGTGTCTAACATCATCAATGCTCCAAATAATTGCGATTGAATTTGTTGAGTTATAGCCGTATCCGTAGTTAATTAGATTTGTATTTGTTAATTTGCTAATTTCAGTCATCAGGCATCTCCTCTACGGTTACTTCTTCAGGTGTGAGTTTTGGTCGTTCTTCGATAAACCCTTCATAGTATTCTTTTTTAAAGCCACCACTTTTATTAAATCGTTTACATTCCTCCATAGCCTCATCAAGAAAACGAAAATTGATGCTAGTATCTCTTTCCCCTGATATTCCGTCTGATACTTGAAATTCTGTATATTTTCCGCAGGTTGTTTGGCCAACGACAATACACCAATCTTCTTTATCTCCTTTTACTTTTTTACCCTTACTATCAACTTGGTAAAAAGCACAGCTAGTCCAACCTTCTTTTTGTTCTTCTTCATAAATAAAATCACTTATCATTTTGTCCTCCAGGATAATTGTAATTCTGTTAATCGTTCTGCCTCTTGTTCAATGTCATCCGAGTCTTTTATAACTTTTGAAAGTTCTTTATAATTGGCCTCTAGGAGTTCATCATAGACCTCTTGTTCAATTCTTTCTATCTCGGCTAGTTCTTGGTTATCATCAACATCTAATGCCTCTAATCGAGAATAAGCTTGATCAACAAAGGTATCTAT